AAATGGATTAGACCAGTTTCCTGGAGCAGATAAAGAGTATGATGAACTTCGTATGCATTAAGTGGGGTGACAAGTATCCCGCCAAATATGTAAATAATCTTTACAACATGGTAAAGAAGAACTACGCTCGTAATCCTGCGTCGTATACTTTCACGTGTTATACTGATGATGCAGAAGGAATTGAGTGCGATACTGCACCTATACCCGACGATGGTATCCTACATCCGAAATACTGGTTCGGTAAAGAAACCTTCTGTTTTGATCGAGCAAAGTTCTCAGTATTTAATTCGCACAATTGGTTGGGATACGAAGGCAACTGGTGTTATTTTGATCTTGACGTAGTAATCCAAGAGGATATAACTGACATAGAACAACTTGCACAGAAACCTCGCATCATTCAATGTCGTTGGCAACCACAATCACAAAAGCATGACAGATTGTTTATTGATACTAGAGGAACCTTTTTTAATTCCAGTATGATGCTTTGGCCTGGTAAATCATGCGAACATATTTACAACGATGCTATCGAGAATTCCGAATCGATATTTAAAACTTTCTTCAAAGGAAGTGACAACTATCATTACTGGAGGCAGAGGGATTTCTGGAAAGATATTCCAGGCGGATGGATCTATTCTTGGAATCGAGGAAAGCATCACCCAGAGGATATTGAACGATTTAAGTTTCGATCCGATGCTAAGGTCTGTTTGTTCAATACAGACAATGTTCCGCATCCATCTGCTAAAGAACAAGTAGAACTGGCAGATTGTCAAGACGAAAACATTATTAGATTATGGAACTGCGAATGAGAGTTAATTACGTTTGTTGTAAATGGGGCACCAAATATGATGCCGAGTTTGTCAACCGTCTATATCGGATGGCAAAGAAGCATACTCCAGATAATTTTGAGTTCCATTTCTATTGCTATACAGATAACAGTGAAGGTTTTGATGATGAAATTAAAGTCATCGACTTCCCAGACATTCCCTCCATCCACCCCAAATACTGGTTCGGAACTGAGGATTTCAAATACGGCATGGCACGTTGTTGGGACAGACCAAAGACCTTCATCTTCAATACACACAACTTCGCAGACGATAAACCCACTGGAAGATTTGTCTTTTTCGACCTTGATGTTATCATACAAAATGATTTGTCGCCAATCATCACTTACGACCTAGAGAATCCCACCAAGTTGCGGTCATGGTGGCAAGACCCTCGTCCCATGAAGTCCCGCAACTTCAAGTTAGCACATGGTGCATATACGAATGGTAGTTGCATGGTATGGTCAGATGATCAGACAGAATGCATCTGGCAGGATGTTCTAGAACATCAAGACCGTATCTGGTTTACGTTTACTGACGGAACAGATAACTATCATAGCTGGCGTTGGGGAGACTTTAGTGATACGCCACTGTGGCGGCACTTTCCTAGCACATTTGCGTATTCATATAATCGTGGTCGAAACTGGCATGAAGGCGACTTAGAAGTCGGCATATATAGAAAAGATTGTATCCTCTGTGTGTTTAATGTTGACTTGTTACCATTTCAAGATAACACCAGAGGTAAAGTGAAACAGGAATCGCTCGTCGATCCAGACCTTTTAGAGCATTGGAATGCATAATGATTAGTATCTATACCGTAAAGTGGGGATACAAATATGATACAGAACATGTAAATCGTATTCTTGAGCAATGTAGAGAACACATAACAACAGATTTTAATTTTTACTGTTTAACCGAACATCCCATTGGATTACATCCCGATGTCATTGTTATTCCATTTCCCGAAGATAACTACTACGAAAAATGGTGGAACAAATTATATCTGTTTGATAGAAGAGTTGTGTCACAATACGGAGAAAAATTATTTCTTGATCTAGATATAGGCATTCAAAATAATATCGATTGCATTGTAGAACACGACCCAGAAGATAGACTGACATTTGTTCGCACTCACTGGCACAACATGAAGAAAATGAAACGAGATACACAAGATATTCCTCGCGCATATACTGACCTAAATTCCAGCGTGTTGCGATGGAATGACAGATTAGATGTTGATAAGATTACCAAGTTTGTTACAGATTATCCTGATCAAATGTTTTTTCATTATCGTGGTCTTGATAATCTATTTGGTCATAAGAGAGAGCAACTATTAAAAATTAATTTTTTCCCAGACGGTTGGGTATACAGTTACAACTACGGATACATGTGGCCAATTGATGTAAGGGAACATGTCCTTCGCGAAGAACCGCTTATCTGTTTATACGATTCAATGGAAAGACCACAAGATGTTAAATTATAATTACTTGAATAATTACCGAAATTGGGGTGATGGGTTAGATAAGATCGCCCACGAAATGCCACATAAACATGAAGACTTCCGCAAGTCTATGAATCCAAATACAATGGATGCTTCTATTTGGTTAGTGGAAAATCTACAGAGACTTACTAGAGGTTCTGATCCATTGAATATTACGATTCTAAATTCTTGGTTGGGGTTTCCTTTAGTTCCACTTCTCTGTGAAAATCTAAATGTCAAGAAACTCAACTTGATCGATATTGATAACGATGCATTAGAACTGTCTAAGGTTTTCAATCGTTATTATAATATCGAGAGAGGAATTGAACTAAATCATATCAATTGGGATATTCCGTTTGCGTATCATGATATTAATGCGCTAGAAACAGATATGGTGATTTCTATTGGGTGCGAGGCAATGTATCCTCTGAAGAAAATGACAACCGCAAACAAGGATTGTATCTTTGCTTGTCAGTCGTCAAATGTTTTCAGAGAAATGTATGGTATCAATTGTGTTCCATCTATCGAAGAACATATCGAAAATGTTGGAGTTACTGATGTTTTTTATCAGGGTTCAATTAAACAATCATACTATAGTTGGGACGGTAAGGTCGAGTTCGATCGTTTCATGGTAATAGGGAAGAAATAATATGGCAAGAGCAAGAGTTGTCGCACCACCACCACAAGATTATATTCCGGAACCTTTAGTATCAGTGCCGCCTCCACCCGAGGAAGTGGTTGTAGAAGAATGGATCGATGGAAATTTTCAAGAAGAAATTGCCGAAGTTGAGATTAATGAACCTTCCCAAGAAGAACTCGATAGGGAAAGAATCGCACAAGAAAAACATGAAGAAATACAGAGACAAAAACTTGCAACAGAAGAAGAATCAAAAGTAGCAGCAGAAACAATTGTTAAAGCAAAAGAGATTTTAGAAAATCCGCCTGTTGTAATTGAAAAGGTAATCGAAACAGTTATAGAAACCGTTCATGTTACAGATCCAAAATTAGTTGAAGAATTACAAATTCTCAAAGAGGAAAATGAAAAACTTGCCAGAGAAAATGCTGCAGCAGCAAAAATAAAAGAAGAACAAATTTTAAAGGCACGACAACAGGCAACTGAACAACGCAGCAATCAACACATGATTCAATTAAACATGACGCCGAAAATTCCATCATTAATTAGTAAAATCAAAACACTATTTCGAAACCGTCGAATTAAGTCTGCTACTAATGTTGGAATTAAAAACTATGAAACTGCAATCCTTGAGCGAGCAAGAATTGCAGTTCCTAAGTTATTAGATGATATTGAAAAAATGCACGAGCAGTTGACTATTCTGGAAGATCTACTCGCAAAATATAATGAGGTTAAGAGCACTCAGGAAAAGTGAGAAGCATCCTCGCCGCTGATGTCTTCAATCATTGACCGCCAGATTTCTAGATGCGGTACAACATATCCTAGTGTCAATCTCTTAGCAGTATTACCACAGCAATGATAGACAATTTTATTTGGATCGCTACGATCACCAAAGTGTCCAACCTTACATGACCATCCCTTTGGATCAACCATAGTAACAATTTCTTTTGTTACTGGATCTAGATAGCGGAAGTATCCACCATTTTCTTCCGTATTGTAAGTAATCAGAATATTATATCCTGATGCGTTCCAGTTGGTATGCCAACCCATAAAACCATCTTCGGGATAATAAGTAAACACCGCATTATTTCTCGCACCAAGATAACTCATTATTTCAGAATTCGTTGCTTGCTGTCTTCTGCCATATTCGGATGGAAACCATGTTTGTCCATGTGCCTGAGACATGTCAGTGCACCATGCAACATCAGGAAACCCGACATGCTTATCGCCCTTACCGACAATATGATTTAAATATTGTTCATCAGTAGCAGTTTCCATATTCAATCCACCTTGTCGTTTTCTCTGCATGTCTTCTGGACCGAGAACAAGATGTTGATCATTTTGAGCAAAGAACCATTCTGTGAATGGATCTAAAATATCACTTAGTTCTTTAGAAACCGAATTTGTAAATTGTAGCATGTGTGTCCTGTTAATCTAATAAAGAATGTGGAATTGTATAATGATAAATCACTACTGGTTGACCCTGCAATTCTTCTTTTTTATATCCGGAAACAAAGTTCCATCTGGCATCTGGATCAGGGAATCTGGCAGTTTTGACACCAAAGTCAAAATGATTTAGGAGTCTCCACATTGTGAATGTATCCCACTGCAATGCAGATTTAGGATAATGTTTGCGATCCCATCCTGGTTTATTCTGTTCCCAATACTCGTCATACCATGCACGCATTAGTTTTAATGTTTGTTCATTGTTTCGATAAACGAACAATCCACAGTGCTCAGTCATTTCTTCTGTATCAGATAACTTAGTCAGCGCTGCGTTATATGGACGATTAGCAGTAAAGATGACATCAATGTCATCTGGGATTTGATCAAAGATCTTTTGGATGTCTTCATGCTCAACTTCCATGTCACAATCCATGTAGGTTGTTAAATCATATGGAGTTTGATCAAGCGCCCAAAGTTTCGCTCGTTTATCTCTTGGGACATTCTCAGTTACAACTGTGTCGAAGATTTCATAATCATCTGGTTGAACCCATTCTTCATGCGTGAAGAATGTTATTTTTGCATCAGGATAGAAGTCGCGAAGAGATATAGCAGAATTCCTCGCTGCTCTATAATATCCTTTTCTTACTGTTGCAACATAGAGGAATCCATTATTCTGCATCAACTGCTTCTCGCACTATGGCAGTATTTGCTTCTTCCTGCTGTAGAAGAATTACCGTATACGCAGTAACTTCCATGATGTTCTTTGCTTTACGGATCTTAGACTTCAGTTCGCGATTTTTCGAGGACTTGATCAAATCGATCTCAAATGCATCCAGTTTAGCAGAGAACAGTTGCTCTTGCTGCATACGAGTTTTGTCCACCTTCTGGCGTTCAATGTTATGCTTGATATGTTGATTGCGGTCATCAAACCGTTTCTTGGTATTTGCATCAATCTGTTCGATGCTAAACTTTTTCATCAATTCATCAAAGTCACGATTAGTTCCGTCGTTCATAATCGATGCAGTTGCTCGTTTGCCTGTGTCGGAATAAACGAACTCTGCAATCACATGTTGTTTTTCTTTGTTCGCCCAGTAAGGATTTTCAATAGTGCGTGTACTAGTCATTCAAATCTCCATTAAAAAATAATTTCTCAATATTATATATACGCGATTTTCATATAAAAGTCAAGGGTTTTATACGGTGCGAACCCAAAGTTTTATTGTCGATACAGTTTCTTTGGTTGCGATCACTGTCGCACCAGAGAAGTTGCTTGAATACGTTCCACTAAAGTTACTGGCATAGTTTCCTGCATAGTTTCTAGAACCTGAATAATATCCAGTGTAGTTACCTGTGAAGTACCCAGTGTATGTACCAGTATATGTTGCAGTTCCGAGATAGTTTCCTGTAAAGAATCCAGTATAATTACCCGAATATGTTCCAGTATATGTTGCAGTTCCGAGATAGTTTCCTGTAAAGAATCCTGTGTATGTTCCGAGATATGTTCCAGCATAGTTACCTGTATAGTTTCTAGAACCTGAGAAGTACCCAGTGTATGTTCCGAGGTAGTTACCTGAATAGTTTCTAGGACCAACATAGTTACCGCTAAAGTTTCCAGTGTAAGTACCACTGTATGCTGGTCCAGTGAATCCACCAAAGAATGGATTATAGTTGCCAGTGAATCCTCTGGAGTATGTTCCAGAATACGCTGCAGTTCCTAGATATGTGCCAAGATAGTTACCGCTGAAGTTTCCAGCATAGTTACCAGTATAGTTTCTAGAACCAGCATAATTTCCTACATAGTTTCCACTGAAACCCTGCGAGTAAGATCCAGAATAGTTTTTTGGTCCAACATAGTTACCGACATAGTTTCCACTGAAACCCTGTGAGTAAGATCCGGAATAGTTTGCTGGTCCAACATAACCACCACTAAAGTTATTTGCGAATGATCCACTATATGTTCCAGCATATGCTGCAGTATAGTTTCTTGAACCTGCAAAGTTTCCAACATAGTTACCAACGAAGTTACCTTGATAGTTCTGTGGTGTTACTTGCTCTCTGGTGTCAGCAAACTCATCACCGAGTTGAACCCATGTTCCACCAGAAACTGGAGCAGTTGATTGGACCTTATATGTGCCGATTCCTGTCTCAATAATTCTGTTTCTAAAATTCGGAAGCATCTGTAGGATTTCCGAAGACGACATTTCTTTTACATCTTTGGTATCAATTAGTTTTAATGGTTTAAGATTGGAGTCTGAAAGAGTAGTTGCAGCAGTTTTCTGCCACAGATATGTAGTAGTATTACCGCCATTAGCAACATCTGTTAGAGTATAACGTGAAACCCAAGTACCACCCGACGGAGCAGTTGGTTGTAGTTTATATTGCCCAGCAGTATAAGTTGTTTCAGAGACCATCGCATTAATAGCATAATCTAAAATTTCACTATCAATTTGACCATCGGACATTTCTTTAATACCAGCATCATATTTCAAAGGACGATTGGTAATACTTTCCGCCGCAGCAGCAGTAACCTGTTTAACAGTGTATGTGACAGTGTCAACTGCACCCGTTGCTGGGTGAGTTCCTGTTGCTTCTTGTCTATCAGTATCAGCAAATGTTCCGATTGATGTACCAGCACCACTGTTGTTTGTTGTGATGTTGATTTCAGCAGTACCAGTACCATCTGCATTTGCACCGAATGAAACTGTCAGAGTTTGTGCAATGTAATTCTTTACTTCATCAACTGACATCTGTTGTAGACCCTGCCAGTTTACAGCAGAAACAGGGGTCGCCGAAGATTTATTTCTTAAAACCATGTTTTATGCCGTCCTTATCCATAACTTAACAGATGACACTGTTTCTTTAGTTGCTTGTATTGTTGCGCCAGAAAATGATCCACTAAAATTACCCGAGAATGCGCTTGAGTAATTGCCTGAATAATTTGCTGGTCCATTATATAGGCCTGAGTAATTTCTGGAACCAGAGTAGTTTCCAGAGAAGGATCCGCCACCAGCATAGTTACCAGAATATGTTCTAGATCCAGAATACGGTACAAGACCAGAATAACTGCCTAGATAATTACCAGAATAAGTTCTAGATCCAGAGTAGTTTCCAGAGAAGTTTACGCTACCAAGATAGTTACCAGAATATGTTCTCGAACCAGAATATGTTGCTGGTCCAGCAAAGTTTCCAGTTCCAGTGTAGGTACTAGAGTAGTTCTGTGGTCCAGTAAAGTTTCCAGTCCCCAGATAGTTACCAGAATAGTTTCTAGATCCGGAGTAGTTTACTATTCCAGCGAAACCTATAATACCTGCATAGTTACCTGCATAGTTTCTCGATCCAGAAAATGTTCCAGAATAATTTATATTTGGCGCTGAATAAAAACCAACATAACCATCAGGCGGATTAAGTGCGTAGTTTCTAGAACCTGAGTAATTACCAGAATATGGTGGACCTCCAGGACCAGAATAAAATACAGGGAAACTGCCGATTGGTGTAACATTCAACGCAATGAATCCTGGACCTGTGTAGAATCCTCCTGGACCACTGAAGTACGGTGTCACGAAATATACTACTGTATCCATATTATTTGGGGTTGGTTGATATATTGTGTACGGTGTACCAGAGTATCCAATTGGTCCAGAATATGTTCCTGAATAATATTCTGCCATAAAGAACCCAGCAGTAGAGTATGATGGACCAGCATAAAATCCTGCGTAGTTTCTAGATCCAGAGTAGAATCCTAAGAAACTCGGTGGTTCTGGTGAAAGAAAGTTTGGACCTACATAGTTACCAGCATAGTTTCTCGAACCAGAATAGTTGGTTATTCCAGCATAGTTTGCAAAACCTGCATAGTTACCAGAATATGTTCTCGAACCAGAATATGTTGCTGGTCCAGCAAAGTTTCCAGTTCCAGTGTAGGTACTAGAGTAGTTCTGTGGTCCAGTAAAGTTTCCAGTTCCTGCGTAATTACCAGAATAGTTTCTTGAACCAGAATAAGGAATAGATCCGCCGTAATTACCTACATAATTACCTGAATAGTTTCTAGAACCTGAGTAGTTTGCAGAGAAATTGGCAGATCCTAAGTAAGTACCCGAATAGTTTCTAGAACCAGAAAAGAATAAACTTCCACCGTAATTTCCTGCATAATTACCAGAATATGTTCTAGAACCTGAGTAGTTTGCTGTGCCAACATAATTGCTAGAAAAGTTACCAGTGAAATTTCCAGTAAAGTTTCCTGCATAGTTCTGCGGTGTTACTTCTTCGCGAGTATCCGAGAATGTGTTACCTGTTTGAATCCAAGTGCCGCCACTAGGCGCATCTGATTGGATTTTATAGGTTCCGATACCTGTTTCAATAATTCTATTTCGAAAGACTGGAAGCATTTGTTCGATTTCTGCTTCAGTCATCTGCTTGCAGTTACTACCATTAAACGCTCTTAGTGGCGTAAGATCTGCTGATGGTAGTGAAGATGAAACTGTTTTCTGCCACAGATATGTTACAGTGTTTCCACCTTGCGCTGTATCTGTTAATGTATACCGCGAAACCCAAGTTCCGCCTGATGGTGCAGTTGCTTGGAGTTTATATTGTCCAGCAGTATATGTTGATTCTGCGACCATCGCCGCAACACAGAGATCCATTGTGCTATCAATGTCACCATCTACCATTTCTTCTAAGCGAGAATCCCATGCTAATGGTCTGTTGGTGATACTTTCCACTGCAGCAGCAGTAACTTGCTTAGCAGTGTATGTTGTTGTAGAGACTGCACCAGTAGCAGGATGCGTTCCGATAGATTCGGTTCTTGTCGTATCGACAAACGTACCGATCGAAGTTCCTGCGCCTGAGTTGTTTGTTGTGATGTTTAATTCAGCAGTACCAGTACCATCTGTTACTGCAGCAAACTTTTCTGTGATAACATTGGCAATATAATTTTTTACCTCTGCGTCGGTCATGGTCTGCAAACCGCTGATGTTTGCAGAAGTGATTGGGGAACCTGTTGCCTTGACCTTTAGAGGGTTCATTTTAGTTTAACCTGTTACCACTCGAGTCATATACAATTAAATTAGTTACACGATACCAATCTATAGCATCCTGTGCAATCAATTCAACAGATGAATATGGTGACAAATTGACACCAACATTGACAGTTCCACCATCAATAACATCTGAAGTATTTGGATACACAACAATAGTAACTGCTGTGGTGTTGATAACCTTTATTGTCAAACCAGCGGCAGCAGATGGGAGTTTTACGCCCTGACTTGCTGTTGCTGTTGTGATCATGTTAATGGTTTTTGTCAGTGCAGTTGCAGTACCTTGGGTAGTCCCCGCTGCTGTAACTGTGCCTGCAACCGATTTGGTTAGGGTTCCTGTAAGTGTTAAATCTGCAAAAGAAGGACTAGCGCCAGATTCATACTTATCTGTATTCAAATTGCTGAAGTTATTATCAACTTCAGTATTCGTCAGCGGAGTCCCCTTTACAGATCTAAGGGTAAGAGTGCTCATGCGTTTTTATCCTTGTTTCTGTAGTATTTTTGATAGTAAGTTTTTAATCTCAATCATTTCATCCTTAAGATTATTTATATCGTCTCCATATGATTCTATTTGTTTCATATGTTGTTTGCGAGACTTATATGCATGCAGAGCAGGCAGATCATTCGAAAGTATTGCCTTCGAATGACCATCACGTTCATACTTTGTTGTATCAGTTAATTTGATTCTTGTGCTCATGTTATACCTGCAGCGCAATCGCTCTAAGTTCTCTAACTTTAGGAACTATAGAACTGTTTGACGAAAGAGGCACAACCTTAACTGCGAATGTTTTATATCCAGAGAAGGTTGCGCTTCCTACTGTATATTCTAGAACACCAGCATTTTTATTTGCAGTCGGAATAGTATATTCATATTCAACAAAACCAGATTTTGATGCACTGTCGAGTGGTGAGTTTATTAACTCTAATTCAATCCAATCGAGATCATCAAAGTTTGATGCATCTGTTGCATTCTGGAATTTACCATAGACTTTAACGTCACATTCAGTCGGAATCAGATTGCTCAGATAAACCTTTAGATCTTCTGCATCTTGTCCATCATCAAGAACAACGCGACGAGAGATATACTTAGAAGCAGCAGACCCGTTGTTTCCATCTTCATTTGTTGTAATGTTATTAACATCATTTCGAATAGCAATAATCGAGCACTTTCTTGCATCAATTACTGGAGAAACAGTTGATGTTTGTGTCATCATACCTGCTCTTACTGTCAGCGATTTATCACCCGAAAGATCTGCTTGTTCATTCGAGTAAGAATACACTTGCGCTTCGTATGTTAATTCATGTTCTTGCGCAAAGTTAAATCCTTCAAAGGTTGTTCCACCTGCAGCAGCGCCAGTTGCAGTAGGAGCAACTGACCAAGAAATTGTTGCTGGAGTATGATCAATAGAACCGATGTTAGTTTCAAGAACGTTTAGTTGTTTGTTCTCAATTTCAGTAATTTCAGCATAAGTTGCACCATTACCGATAACGTCATTAGCAGTAAACGAACCAGAATTGATCAGCACCTTACCGACATTGTATAGGGAATCATATTGTTTAACAAATCCTCTATTCAACGTTACTGCTACTGCTGCAGCAGAACCACTACCACTTGAGATAGTTAGTCTTGGATTGGATGTGGTAACATATGTCAGACCTGTCAACGTACCAGCAGTAGTTACGATTGCTGCCCCCCCAGAAGTTTGAAGAGTGAATCCAGTAACATTTGGTGAAGTACCAGTTACAGCAGAAACTTTATAGACAGTTCCTGACGTGTATCCAGTAATAGTTCCTGTACCTGCACGAGTACCAGTAATTGTTACAGTATCACCAACAGATAGTGTTGATGCACCACAAGTAAACTGACCAGCAGTTCCGGATACAGCAACTGTTGCTGCCAGAGTTCCAGTTGTTGTAGTATATCCTGCTCCTGGATTTGTAACTACGACATTTGTTACTGATCCGCCTGCAATTGTAACAGCAACAGTAGCATTGGTTGTCGCACCACCACCCGAAAGAGTATGGGTAATAGTTCCATTAGTATAACCGCTTCCTGGGTTAGTAATATTAAACGAGAATCCGTGAATCGTGTCACCTGCTTCGAAATTACCATCAGAGAAGGAATCGAATTTCAAGTAATCGAGATTTAAATTCTTCATTACAAGCGAACCAACAGTATTGATTACAAAGTCAGCACGACGAAGCGTAAATTTAATATCTTCCTTCTGCCATGCTGTCCACGATCTATTGTTCGCAGAAGTAAATAGAACACCAATATGTGGTTGTTCAGAAATTCTGTTCTGAGTTCCCAGTTCGTTTTCGCCCAATTCCGAGACCCAGATATTGTAGTCTGGATTATTACCAGCAGGAAGAAGAACAAAGCAATATTCTGTATTGTTTTGCAGATGCACTGGTGACGGGAATACGAAGGTTGTTGCCGTTGCAGCAGTTTCGCTAACATTTACGTCAGCGGGATTTAGTGTTACTTCACCAAACGGAATTACCTTGTTACCTGGATAACCATTTACAACTTCACGAATCTGCAGAGTAATAGGTGCACTCGAAGATTTAGTTCTGAAGTAAATATCAAGATTAGTAACGTAACAACCAAATGGCATACCTTCAACATAGAAAGTTTGCGCGATAGGATCTCGCCCCGTAAATCTTGGTGCACATGGATTTACCGTGTTACATCCACCAGGAATACTAATAGTTCCGCCGACCCCGAAGGTTACACCCAACCCACCAATATCCAACTCAACCTCAGATGCTGGCCAGCAAGTTTGTACTGGTGCACATGGATCTGGAGTTGGAGTTTCAATGATAGGCACTACAACAGGTGTGGGTGTTGCTGGTGGTAACACGACTGGCGCAGGAGGATCTTGAACGATTTGTGTTACATTAGTATTGTTGATAACAGTTGTATTAGTTACAGTATTATCGATATTGGTTACGTTGTTTACAGTAGTAAATGTATTGTTTACTGTTGTTTGGACA